AATCTACAACGTGTCCGGTAAGCCATTGCCGTTTCCCAAGAAACTGCCGATGGTCAAAACCTCCGACATGAAGTGGATTGCCAACGACATCCGGAAGAACACGATGAATTGCTATGTGATCGATGATGCCGGACTCGCCATGACCTTCTTCCTGTTTGGCAAGCTGAACGAAACCGGATACGGCAAGTTCACGGAGGTCGCAAAACAGTTCTATGACCTTGTCCAAACGGTGATCAGAGAGACTTCCGATGACACAATCGTGTACTTCCTCATGCACAACGAACGCAGTGAGGACGGCAGTGAGATCAAGATGAAAACTGCCGGAAAGATGATCGATTCGCAGATTTCCCTCGAAGCACTTTTCACCATCGTTCTGTACGGGGTTACCGATGGCAGACGGCATGTGTTCCAGACTCAGAGTGACGGAGTGACCACTGCCAAATCTCCTGTCGGCATGTTCGATGATGAAATCGACAACGATCTGAAAGCCGTTGACACTGCCATCCGGAAGTATTACGGACTTGCAGCTGCCGGAAAGACTCAGACGAAGAAACCCACTTCCACCACGGAGACGATGGACAAGGTTCCGGGGTGATCAGATGGGCAAGTGGGATAAAGGCGTAGACAGTTACACCTTCGCCGAAACGACCATTCAGATCGCATTTCCCGGAGACGAGGTGAAGTGCAAATGGTGTCCACTGATGATCCATTATGACTCGCTCGACCGGGATAAATGTTCCCAAACTAATGAAATCCTGTTTTCAAGAGAGATCATCGGCAGGAACTGTCCGCTGACGATTATCAATACAGTTAAAACGGAGGAATTATAAGAAATGAAACAGACTTATTCCACCTTTAAAGCACAACGGAGCAGTTTTCTGACCCTCCCTCCTGCCGGGGCATACGTTGCACGGATCGAGAACGTGAACGTGATCGACCCCACAGAAAAGAACCCTCGCACAGTGATTGAACTGATCCTGGACATCACTGAGGGTGAATACGCACATCGGTATAAAGATGTATTCGATGAGCAGAAAACCCGTTTCGGTGATGCCAACTACCGTGGATCCTTCCGGATCACCGTTCCGACCGATGACGATGCCGATGAGGACAATTGGGTCAAACGGAAGTTTGAGAACTCAATGTGGTGCATCGAGCAGAGCAATTCCGGTTATGAGTGGGATTGGGAAGAGAAGAAGCTGAAGAAACTGACGGTCGGCATCTCTGTCCGCAATCGCATCTACGACTACAACGGCAAGACCAGAACGACCGTTGAAATCGGACGGTTGGAGGTTGCCCAGGATGTCCGTGATGGAAAGGTTAAGCTGATGCCAGACCGTGATCAGCGAGACAAGGATAACGGCTCTGCTGCTGAAGTCGGTGGATACACTGCGGTGGACACCGAGGTTCCCTGGGGTTAAGACAAATCCGGGGCGTGGTAACGGACTATAAGTCCAAGTGATTCTTTTAATCCTTCAGACCACGATCACCTGTCTACGGATGGCTTTTTTTGCAAATCGTTTTTCCCCGTCCGATAAGAGCAGGACCGAAGGTGATCAACCACGCCCCTTCTTTTTCCTCTGAAGGTAGGTGATAACACGATTCTGTTAAGCGACACAAGACAACAAGTTGGCAAGCACAATAACATCGAACGTTACTGTGCAACACATGGGATCCAGGTCGTGCGGAAGTGCCTTTCCGTGGGTGACTACATGATAAGCGAAGATGGAGAAAACCCATGCGGAACGGTATCAGTAGATACAAAGTTTGCGGTCATGGAACTATGCAAAGACATTATGTCTTCAGATCACAGACGATTTAGATCTGAATGTATAAGAGCGAAAGAACAAGGGATCACGCTAATTGTTCTTACGGAAGAGGAAGTCCCGTTCGGACGAGTTGAGTTGTGGGAGGTTCCGAGGTGGAAAACGAACGACAGGTTTCACCGCATCGGAGATCCCATGACGAGAGTAAATCCATCGGCATTCGCCAAGGCACTGAGGACTATGACCGAAAAGTATGGCGTGAAGTTCCGGTTCTGTACGAGATCAAGGACACCGGAAACAGTAATCAAGTATCTGAAGGGAGAGTACAAATAAATGGCTGAGAAACTCCACATTGAGAAATCCTACTCAGGCTGCGGAATGGACACATATCTCATCACCGGACTTTCCGTGGAAGAAACGAGCCGGATTCTGAATGCACCTGCTATTTCTTGCGGTGAAGAGAATGACCGCAGGGATGTTCTGGCTGAGATCCTGGATGCTCATCCGAATGACTACCGTGGTGGTGAGAATATCGGCACTGCATGGCGTTGCGGTTATGGGATCTACTCCATCCGGCACTTCGGTGGACATCTGATCGTTGAAGTCGGCAATAGCTGCGATTAATACGCTGAATAGGAGGATAGCGAATGAAAGTGATGGTTCATTGTTGCTTTTGCGACAAGGAGGAAGAAGTCGAACCAAGGAAGGCAACAGACTATATTTGCGATGATTGCAAGGAATTTTATGCAAGTCTGTTCTCTGATGCAATACATGAAACGGCAAAGATGTTTCGGAAGGACGGTAACGGGGATGGCTGAAGTTGAGAACGTAATCAAGGCGTGGAATTGTTGCAACCCGTTTAACCGGAAGTGCAAGGAATGTCCGTATGAAAAGGATTGCTATCATGACGGAATATCAAGACACATGGTCGCAGATGCCATTGAACTGCTGAAATCCAAACAGGCAGAGATCGAACGGCTGATAGACATGAACGGAGAACTTGTAAAGTTGAATGGCATGGACATTTAGTTCGTTAAAGGAGCGGATAATGATGGATTACAAAGAAAGAATCATCGAGAAAATGGAAAAGAAGCTGATCGAGTTGATGGGGGAAGAAGCATATTCTGAATTTTCCACAAGTGTAGCAAAAGAAGTGTTTCGTTCCGAGATCGAAGGAATGGCAGAAAGTGGATTCAAAGACTTTCTCATTGAGCATTTCGATCAGATCACGCAGCAATCGGATGAACTTCCGTCATGAAGGGATCGAAAGGAGCATTAACATGGGAAAAGTAACCACGATTGATGACGAAAAGAAGATAAGCGTTGAGTTGGTCGTTCCGTTTGAAGGATGCAGTACAAAATGCCCGTACTTTTCTCTTGAACCGATGTCTCCATACATCATTGACAGTTTAGGAAGAGGGTGGGAAACCTTCCATCCGCATTGCAAGAACATGTTTATCTGCAAGAATGCAGTTGAAATTGCGAAAGGAACTGATAAGACATGAAGAAACAGATTGTTCTTGACGAGGAAGATGTCCGGCAGACGATAGCAAACGCTTACAACGTTGATAAGGACAAGGTTAGCCTTGAAATTGTGATCGTGACAGAAGGTTGTGGCGTTGGCGAACACCTTGTCAAAAGAACGAAAGTTACTGTCGAAGTACCGATGAATGATCAGAGGTGAAACATGAACGACATCGACAAGACCAAGAACTGCCACGCCTACTGCCGATATGCCAAGCAGTGCAGATACCTGGACGGCAAGACGGGGCAAGATCCGGAAGAATGCTACATGTACTACAAGATCGAGGACATCATGGCTGATGCCAGAGATGTAGCTGCCGAAGAAAGACGAATCCGTGAAGAAGAGGAGCGAGAATACGATGAGTGAAAACGTGAACGAAAGAATCTGCCGGAATGTCAAGGCACTGTGCAAGATGAACGGGGTTCTGCTGAAGGACATCGAGAAGAGCATCGGGAAGAATCCAGGTTACCTGTCCCGGCGGTGCAAGGTGACGGCTGATCAGATGGTTGTCCTTGCAAAGAACTTTGACATTTCCATCGAGGATCTGATTGCGAACGACTATGAGTCCTCACTGAAAGCTGCCGACCTGGATGACGGCATCTACGCAGCCATTACAGATATGCGTGATCAGATGGGTATCGGTAAGGATGACATGATGAAAAAGCTGATTCGCTTGTGCAATCTCGCATACGGAGGTGCGGTGGAATGATCTGGTACTTCATAGCCGGATGGATTTCCGGGGCAGCTGCGGTGCTTATGTTTTCATACCATGTGTATAAAAAAGAAAAGGAGAAAGCAAACAATGAAAGAGCTTAACGGCAGGAAAATCCCGGAATGCAGAGTCGATGAGATCCGACTTTCCGCTGATGAACTCAACAGACTCAACGACCAGACGAAGGGAATGATCGATCCAAACATCATCACTACGGCAATGCTCAGTGAAATCAACACAAGCGTTGCTCTTCTGGTGGATATCGCAAGCAACCTTTTGAACCGCATGGTTGCTGCTGAAAAAAACGCTGAACAGACACCCGTTGAAAAAGAACAGTAACGGCTCTAATTGCCTTAGAAAACAACTGCTGATCAGATAAGGAGATGAGATAACATGACAGTAAAACAGAACCTATCGTTGAGTGGAGATTTCCTTTATTTCAACGGTAGGTTTTATTACGGTAATGCCCCTATGGGATCGTATCCGTGTAAAGGCTGCACAGAACGGCACGAAGGTTGCCATGCAAAATGCGAAGCTTATATCAAAGCGAAGGAAGAGCATAGCAAGAATGTCTTGGAAGAACTGAAACACCGGAATCCTGGGTTCAGCAAAGAACGAGAGAAGAAAATCCGCAGAGTTGAGCGGAGCAAACGGAGGTAATGACATGGACGGCAAAACAGAACTCACTATCCAACGGCTGAACGTTTTCGCTTCATCGACCATCCTGTCTGACGGCACCAAGACAACCGCCATCGATGCCGTTCAGATAATCCGGAGCCAGGATGAGACGATTAACAATCTGATGGCTGAGAACAAACGGCTTTATGAGGAACTGACGAAGGAACGGAGGGACGGCTGA